GTCGCATCGATCCACGTCGTGCCCGCGTCATAACTGACTTGCAGCTTGACCGTGCCGCTGTCAAACGTGCCGAACACGGCAAGCGTAGCAGCACCGCCCTTGTACGTGGCACTGGCCGAGTTGCCGTTGGCGGCCGGACAGGTAATCGATGATTTCACAATAACTCCTTTGCTTTTGCTTGTGCGGTTTTCGCCAGACCTTTACTTGCCATCACAGCGGCGGGAGTCGCCTCGTGCTTCTCGGTCGCCTTGAGCAGTTCCTTGCCCTTGGCGGTATCGGTGGCGAGCTTGCCTCGACGCATGAACATCTCGACCGCTGCCACGTCGCCACGTTTCATCGGCCAGCCCACGATGCGGGATTCGTTGCCGTCTTTGTCTTTGACAACTTCCATCGTGACTTTGAAACCAACCTGTCGAGACATTGCCTCTTCAAAGTCTGCAACCCGCTTTTTATCGGCGGCGGTCTTGGCGGGAATCACGATGATAATAGGCTTGGTTCGACTCATATCGCGTATCTCTTTTTCCAGTGCTTCAGCAGTCGGTTGATTTCGTTGGTGCTTAACGTGTCCACAAACGGCTCTGCGATTAAGCCCTTGTACCAGTTGCTCGCCGTGTTGTTCGTATTGCGTGCGAATAACGTCGTCGAATCCAATCCAGTAATCGACGCCGGAATGACTTCCGTGCCGGTCCTTGTCTCCGTCTCGGCAACTCCGTTGATCGACAGTTGCCAGTTGCTGCCGTCCCACGTCGCCAGCAAGATATAGACGCCGTTGTCGGAGAGGACGGTCGCGCCCGTGACGGTAAATGCGGTTCCGGCGTTATTGCCTTGGATCGTGACCTTACCCGCCGCGTCGATCCCCAGGAACACGAAGTTATTTGTTGACGCCTCGTCCTGCACCGCGATCAACGCTTGAATCGCCGGCGTCCCGAGAATCACGTCATATGGCTTGCACACGCAGGCAATCGTCGGTGTCGCCACGCTCATCGCGGCCGTAGACGCCACTCGCATAATGTCGCTCGCGCCGTCGCCTTCTTCGGCAGGATAGCCGTTGATGCCGGTGAGGCGATGCACGACTCGATTCGCAGCGGTGCCGTTGACGAGTTGATACCGATTCCCGTCCTGCGATTCCCAGCCCCAGATCGCATCGCCGTCAGCGGGTTGTCCAAACGGTCCCTCGTCAAATCCGATATGTAGAACGGGCGTTGCCCCCGTGGCTTCCGAACCGGCGTAAAGTTCTGCGATTTGTGCTGGGGAGAGGGCGGATACATACAGTCGAGGATCATCTAGTGTTCCAGCGAATAGTAAGACTACACTTCCAGAGTTTAACACACACCCAATCGTAATCGCCACAGACTGATCTGTAATCGCAGTAAACGAATCGTCTGTGGTCTTTGTAACAGAAACCTCAACTCCGTCCACGTAGAGTTTCAGAGCACCAGAGCTAAATGTAAACGCCACATGATGCCACGCTCCGTCGTTAACAGAGCCAACCGATGAATAATCCTTGTATTTTCCGCCGTTGTCTGTGATTATGGTTTGGAACTTTCCAGATGAGATACACATGCACCATACACGCTTCGCAGCACCGGCGTCGTACTGCCCAAAGAATCTGGCACTTGCTGAAGTCGTCTTAACCCATGCCGCTCCAGTTATCGTTGTTGTCGAATAGGTGAAGTCAGGGATCGAGACATAATCATCCACCCCATCGAACTGGTACGCATACCCTCCCTGACTCTTCAACGGCGTCGGCACATCGCTCTTGTAATTCGTAATCAACCCTGCCGCCGAGACTCCCACGAACGTACCGTCGAGATTCGATCCGCTGCCGGTGTTACGAGCCACTGCTTCCGCTGGTCCATTGCCCACGGCAATCGCGGCGGATTTGCAGGAGACGGTGTCAACGTAATACACCTTTCCTGTGGTAAAGCGGCATAACTCAAAATGCGTCTGGGCAGCGGTGCTGGTTCCACTGATCGCCGCATAGTCTGTTGATGTCGAGTTGTTGCCGCTGCCTGTAACTGGGTTATACAGCGATCCCGCAGAATTGGATTTCGCTACATAGCTCCAAGCATACGAGTTACCAACAGTAAGAAGTCCTGTTTGCTGGATGTAGGCATTTGCCGCTGTGGCATCCAGTCTCGCAGACAGATTTCCAGCACCAGTCGCAACCGTTTCCACGGCAACATTCGTTTCGACGTTCCACGACCCGAACACGTCCGCGTCGGAGTGGCAGGGGATCGAGGAGGGCTTAACAGAGACGTTGTCAATTGTCCAATCATCAGCCGAATTATTGTACGAATAGAAGCTGACGCGGGAAGCAGTGGTTGTTGCAGTCCACGCGACAGACATTGCACCAGACACACTATAAAGCGTCTCTGACAGTACCCCACTTCCCCATGCACTAGGAAATACACCGAGATACATATTGGTTCCGCTATTTTTCACAGCGGATGCCGTAACTGCGTAAGCACGTCCTGCGACAGTAGTTATTACTTGTGACATTACACCATACGTCGGAGATCCATCGCCATTCTGTACCAGATGTGCAGCATTTGATAGTACAGCACAAGTATCCCAAGGAACTGCTGCTTCATTCGTCCACCCTGTCGGCGGACTCGTTCCATCGGCTTCCGTAAAGGAACCATTCGTAACCATCTCCCCCAGCACTTCGCTCAAATCATTCGTGCCAGGATTCACGAAATTACGTCGCGTGCCTGATGCTTCGGTCAGGTCGTAGAAGACGGACCATGCCATTGCGCCGCGATGATCCGTAGGCGTCGTCATCTGCTCGTTGTAGTAACGGCCCAATCCTGCACCGGCAGTATCGTTGGTCTGGCAATGCGTGATGGCGGCGACCACCGCAGCGGCAGTTACGTCGGCGGGCTTGCCGATGCCCAACATGGCGATGCGACCGTCGTGATAATTCGTCCCCGCGCCCGATTGACCTACATAGAACTTACCCGTGTTGTCGAGCGAAGTGGTGGTGTCGAGAATGTGGATGTGGGGTTTGAGGGATACGTCGTCAAAGTATGCCACCCCACCCACTGAGGCAGGAGCAAAGAATCTGACGTTTACACTACTGCATCCCGCTGGTGCGGTGAATGTTGCAACAACCTGCGTATAAGTTCCAGTGGTAACACCAGTGCTTGTGGTGGCAATAATGTCGGCGTATCCGTTGGTTTTGTCGCGAACGGAGTACCTTCCGGCATTAGTTACATCGCCCTTTGTCCAGAACGACAACGTGTACTTGCCTCCCGCCACGACAACAGGTTCTGCCTCAACGGTTGTGGAACTTCCCGCCGATGTCATCTTGCAATCATACGTTCCCCCGTGCGGAGCGACATTGTTCTGTTCAATCGTCCCGCCTCCGAGAGTTTCAGTCCACGTCCCGAACACATCCGCCCCACCAGCACCGGCGGTTTCAAATCCCGTGTTGCTGAGTTTCTCCACGCTATACGGACTGAGCGAGAAGTCCTGCGACACGCCGTTGACGTACATCTTGCAGTTGGCAATGTTGGAGCGGTCAACGACTAACTGACAGTGGTATTTGGTTGTGGTGGAGGAGAGAGCGGTCGTGCTGGCGACCATATCAACGACAATCGCACCTCCCGCCTTAGCTTGGAATCCAAGGTAATTGCTTGAATTGATATACCACTGCACATAGTTATCGGAGTCTTGGTACTTACTTACGATGAACTGCTGCGTGCCGCCACTCGTCCTGTACACATTCGCATTAAAGATAAAATCCCCAGTCCCCAAATTGAACGCCGCCGCACTCGCCGCCTCAAAGTTTGACTTATCGCCCGCTGCGAGGCTCGCGCCGGTAACGCCGGTACGAGTCTCGAAGCCGGTGTTGGTAAGCATCTCCGCTGCGGTGCGGGTCAGGTCTAGCGTCCCTGCCTGATCGATCAAACCAGCGGTAGGATCGGTTTCGTTGCAGTTGTAGTAGAAACCCGTGCGAGATGCGTTGCTGATTAAGGACGTTGCGAGACTGCCGCCGCGTGCTTCCACTTCGGCGTAAGTTAATCCGTTGCCGTTGTTGTACAACGCGAGAACGTCCGCTGCCGTAGGAACGTAGCCTTCGCCGTAACCGATCTGGGAGATGGAGCCACCAAAATAGTTTGTTGCAGATGCTCCAACAGTCGGAAATGTGTTTGGCGATGTGCTGATATCTGCCGCGACGAGTGATGAGAAGTCTACCGTTCCGTCGGCAACTCCATTGACATAAAACGTCGCCAACCCGTCTCGATCAAACGTAATAACCAAGTGATGCCATCGACCCGCAGCAACCGCAGTATTTGCTGCCTTGTCGACCCAGGTCGTTCCGTCTTTGTAAACTGTAATTCTCGGTTTCGCGCTGGAGTCAACGTATACGATGATCCCTCTCGGAACGGATGAAATAAAGTCCGTGAAGATCGTCTGTGTGGCACTGACTGACGTTGCGTAAAACCACGCCGAGAACCAGAAATCCACGCCCGCGATGCGTGTGGTATTCTTCGCCGTACCAACGAATCCCGCTTTATCCCCCGCGACCAGCGTCCTACACCCGCCCGTGAACACGCCGGAATCGGGCCGGAGCCAGAGGGAGGGATTCAAGTCCAGGGGGCTCAACAAACCACCCATGGTTAAACCTGCACCGGTGAGTGTCAAATTCGTCATACGTTTTCCCTTACAAGAACCGAACTACCGGTACCATAGTCTATCCATAACGTGGGATTAAATAGAAAAAGCGGGCCGGGGTTCGGCCCCCTCCCGCTTTCTCCGATTTCGTGTTGTCACACAAAACTCAGAAGATCACCGTTCCATAAGCAACGGCATACGGTTCGTAAAGAACCGGCAGACCGTTGTCAAGGACCTTGAGTTCCCATCCCGGCGGATCAATGACGCGAGTCGTCCAGGGGTGGAAGCCGAAAACCTCCTTGCCCGGGTCCATCAGGTTTTCCGCCACGACCTCACTGCCTTCCACCCAGCCGCACCATGACCCCGGTTCCGGCGTGAAGATCGCCTTGTTGGAGGGGACCAGCAGGTTGTAATAGGAAGCCGACCGCTGATTTGGAGTCGTTTCCGAAGACTCGGTGACACCCGAGGTCTGGTCGAGGATCAAACCGCCGTTGTAAACATGGAACGTATGCAGCGGCAAGGCACGGAACACCACGTCGAAGCCGGAATCCGGGAACTTGTCGCCATTGACCTGCATGTTCGATTCCCGGGCACGCAGGGACTCGAAAACGCGATAGGCAGTTCCGGCACCCGTCTGAAGTCCAGTGTTGTTCAACAAGTATTTGAACGTGCTGCCGGTGATCCAGATGTGCCGCAGAGGACGACCGCTTTCACGTTCGGACGCCATGTCCAACGTGAGCAGTTGGCCGATGATGTCCGCAGCAGGATCATCCCAGGACTCGGTGATGATGTTAGCGCCGGTGCCCATCGCCAAGTAGTCTTTGTGCGTAGACGGCAACTGCATATCCACATTGAAAACCGCCGTGGAATCACCGTATTCGACCGGTACCCAGTCTTCGCCTTCTAACTTCACACCCCAGCCGCCGCGAAACATACGGCTGACCATGAACTCCCGCGAATTGCGGAACTTCTGCGTGAGGAAATCGATCTGACGGCGGACATAGGACTGCCCCCGCAAATCGACCGTGCCAATGGCGGATCCTGGCGGACGCACCCGGAAAACCTCCTCTTGGAGGATGAGAGTCTTCTCGTGCATCCGATAGACCTGAGCCATCACATTGCCGATGGGCTTGCGGGAGACCGTGGCAGGTCCGGTCATGGGCGCCCGCCCCTTGGCAATGGATCGCGTCGGATTCACGATGTCCCAGCCCACATAGCGACCACTCACGGATTGCGATGCGGTCGCTCCGGGAGTCATCCCATAGAACTGCTGAAACAGCGAAAGAGGGGATGCGATCTGCTGGATCACCTTGGTGATCGTGGGAGTCTGGAATAGTTGCTGGACTGTGATTTCCCCGGCCATTTCCGTTTCCTCTTGTGTGGGATAGCTCCGTAATTAGCGAAACATGCCCCAGGTTAAGTCCCCGGGTTGGACATCAGGTGACAACCGTGACCGTGGCAGCGGGATTGCAGTGGCAGATGCACAACCACTTGGCGCCGTCCCCAATCAGTTCAAACGAGTTCCCGGCTTTCTCATTGGTCGTGTTGACCTTGATACTGGTCGCCGTCACATCATTGAGGGCGATCATGGTATTTGCCGCCGCAGTAACCGTCAGGTCCTGATCTTCCGAATTGTAGAACAGGTAGCGGAGACCCTTCTTGGCAGTCGTGGGCAAAGTGAAAATTACCGCACCACTGGCGCCTTCGGTCGTGAAGAGGGAATTGTTATCCGCCTCCGTCACGGTGTAATCCGCCGTCTTGGCGACAATGTTACGCCATCCGCCGAAGGAATGACCAAGACCGGTCAGCATATCGCTGAAAATGAAACGACGGAACATCTGCGAACGGATGACCCATTCGCTGGCATTGGAGGCGATCCCCAACGACGAATTACCGGGGATAATGAGCCGGTCCGGTTTGACGTAACCGGAAACCATGATCTGGCCCAACCAGCGATCCTGATTGGCCCCCAGACGCTGCATCTTGGACGCAGGTCCCAGAATGCCGAAGACCTCCTGCGAACCATCCGTGCCCGTCGGGTTCCATTCCTTGACCTTATTGGTGGCGGTAATCCGCCCCAGCAAAAGACCCGGACGAAGGATGTCCGTGTAATTGGTGTTGCCCGCGTCACGGGAAGCCCCGGACAGAACCACACCCGTCCAAATCTGATTCTCGTACCGGTCGAACCAGAACTGGTTCTCATACGTTTCCAGCAGGGACTGGATGGACGGGACCGCAAAGGCACCAGTGAATTCAAAGGACATTTGGATACCTCTCTGAAATGACTCCACCGCAGTGGATGACTAATCCTGTGTTATCCAGACCCTTCCGGGATGGTTTTGGCGACGATCAGCGACCAGTGTTCTTCAAAAATTCGTTGGCGACCTTGCTGGCATCTTCCTCGTTCAGGACACCACCATTGAGGAAATCCGGGGGCATCGGTTCCTCTTTGGAAAAATTCATGGCGAGATATGCCGCCGCCTGCTGCTGGTTCATGACCCCCTGTGAAACAGCGGGACCTACCAAGGAATTGGCGGCTTCCAGCGCGTCCAGCACCACTTCAATCTGATGCGGTTGACGGGTACCGTCCGGAGAGTACGACATCTGGAACCCCTCCATGAGAGGCGCCAGCTTCTTCTCCACATAGTCCTTGGAAATCTTGCCCTTGGCAACCAGACCTTGAACGCGGGAACGAATCTCGCCCAGCGTCATGTCATTCAAACGCTTGGCGAAAAAGTTGCAAGCGTTGGTGAGTTCCACCACCTTGGGGTGGCTCATGACCACATCCGGATTCGTTTCGACAGGCTTGGGTTCTCCCACCTTCGCCAGTTCGTCCTTGGAGAACGGTTTTCCGGTGGAGGGATTCACAACCTTGGCGGCGATAATGGCGTCGATTTGCTGTGCGTTGAAAGACATCACTACTGGGGCAGGTTGTTCTTTTGCCCCCTCCGGTGGCTGGGTGGTTGAACCTTCTTCTTCTTCGTCCGCTTCCTCCGAGGCTTCCTTTTGAAGCAAAACTACTCGGAGACGCTCGACCAGATTTTGGACTGTCGTGTCTTCCGGAAGTGCGATTTTAGCGATTTCTCGCAATCTGAGCAACAATTCCTTGAAGGAGTTGATTTCCTGCTGTTCATTCGGCCCGGAACCCTCGATTTGATCGGGCGCACCAGGGATCGTCGCAGAGGCTCCGGACGGTTGGAAATCACGGATCGCCATGAAAACGTCCTTCTGAGGGGGTTGATTCTCCGGTCGTGAAAGTACCAGACGATGGCTCATGGAGATAGCCACCCCCGCCTCATTTTTCTGGGAGAAACTAGGCTCGAAGTTGTCCTGGCCCTGTTCGACGGGATGTGTCACCAACGCGATGTGCATCAAGGCGTCTTCCCATTTCTGGCCTTTGCTGTCGGAGAACTGGGGACGCACATAAATGCTGGTATCGCGGACGGTGGTGCCGATCTTGGCGGCGGGACTGGAATGGTCCTGCGGATCGCCGGGGACATCCAGGGTCCCGTAAAGGGTGGCAACACCGTCCGCGTTGGATTTGACCTGCAAATCCGACCAGAAACCCCCGTTTTCAAAGGAGGTACGCAGTGTGCCGTCCTGACCGGTCTGAATCGGCAATGCGGCACCGTCATGGTTCCATGGCGCCGGGATGCGAAATCCCGATTGTTCCATGCGTTTTGCCGTTTCCGCCCAATGCTTCAATCGATCCGCCGTAAGCAATTCGATGCGGTTCTTACCGTCTGAAGACGGGATCTCGTAAACCCCTGCCGTCACAATGGATTTGCGGAATTTTGCCATGAATCCGTCAACGATATTTCAAGGGTTTTAGACCAATCTGCGACCGAACTTCTGCACCAACAGGCGTGGACCGATGAACATTCGATTTTGCAAGACCACGAATGGTAGCCAACCGATGCGTCTTACCACCTACTTTCGACCTTTCCGACCGGATTTCCTTGGCAAAGGTCGTCCGATATTTTGGGCTGATGCTTTTTCTCAGTTGGCTAGACTGAAGCAGCAGTTTGGTGGTGGATTTGAGTTTTGCCATAGGTGTACCACGCCGTAACGTGGGAATAAATCATCAGGCGAGGTCGGAAGTGGCCTGCACGCTGGTGACGTAATTCAGTATCTTGAGATTGTCCGCTGCGGAAGCAAAACCCAGCAGCGTCACATAGTTGTTCGTGTTCAAATCGGTGAAGGGGCAGATCAATCCCGCCGTAGCGGAAACAACGTAGATTTGCCCGATGGTCAGCGTAGCGCCGACATCCAGAGAACCACTGGTCTGAACGGTGACGGGTTGTCCTGCGGTGGCAGCATTCAACGTGATTCCGCATCCACCGCTACCCGCCTGGGCGGCAGTCCCGGCACACAAGGCTTTCTTCCACTTGTTGCTGTCCGTGGTGTCCTTGTAGACCGACATTCCGGCAGTCAGGGTATCACCCGCGATTCCGGTTTCGTAACCGGCGTCCGAGGCTTTTTCCACATTGGCAGCAGTAATGGACAAATTCGCCATGGCTTGTTCCTTGTTCGGGTGGTATCAGAATACCGAAGATGGGTGGTCAGGTCAACTTTCAACGGATCAGAGGGTTCCCGGGTAAGTAACGCACACCCAGTTTCATCTGGGCAATCCTCCGTCTTCTCTGGGAAAAATACCGGTAATTCGCCTGATCGGCAGGTTGATCGAATTGCAGGTCAAGATAGAGTTGACGGGGGTCTTCACAATCCAGGGATTTCTGCGGTTCCTGCTGGGAGTCCGGAAGCATATTGACCTCCTGGGTAAGAAACCACAGTCTAGCAACACCCGACGGGTGAAGTCAAAACATCGTGAACGGATCGATTCCCATGGAGGGGAAGGTCGAATTGATGACCGAAGGGACCTCATCGGCGGTGAGCATCCCCAGAACTGGGTCATCCGACTGTTCAGCGGAAGCAGCTTCCCAGGAAACATCTTTGGCGGCATCCGCCAGGGTATCGATGATGTCGTCCGATTCCGCATGAGGGTGACCGGTCCAAGTGAAGATTTCGTCTTCGGCGGTTTCCAGCCAGGGGGCTTCCTCCGGAAACCAGACTTTACCTTCTTTCATACGGACCATGGCATCCGTGGCATTAACCAGTTTGTCCGTCATGCGGGCGTGAACTTTGACGGGGAGACCGGCACGGATGGCGTATTGGCAAATTCCACGTCCGAGACCGTTGGATTCGATGACGAAGTAGGCAGGACGCCATTTGCGGTAGGTGTTCTTCAAAGCGTCTACGATGTCGGGGATTTCCCGACGGAAACGAATCATGTCCAGCCAGAGCAGGTTGAAGTCCAGAGTCAAACCCCAGATCGAAATGACTGTGTAAGAGGGGGCCTGGCGCCAGATAAGCGTGGATCCGGGAGATTCACGGGAAGAACCTGCGGGGTCCACGGTGCAGAATACCCGCTGAAGAGTACGGATGTGGTGTTCCGGTCCGGTGCCTCCGGGACCCAGGGTGATGTATTCACCACGACGGGAGTAGTAACGCGCCCAACCCTTTTTGAAACGGGAATCCGGACTGATCCCCCAGTTCCCGCGACGAAGCTGTTCGCGGGTTACAGGGTCAAGTTCACGAAGCCCGTCATCATAGGATTGCTGGTCAAGATAAGGGTTGTCTTCGAGGAAAGAGGGGATGAACGGGCGGGTCGGATGGTGACCGACCCAGCGCACGTCCTCCCCTGACTTTTCGGCAACTCGGGGGTCGATGTTGGGTCCGATTCGGAATCGTCGTTTGACCCAGAGAGCGCCAGGACCACCCGGGTTGGTTGCCGCGCGGACCCGCAGGGGTAAACGTCGGTATCGCTCACAAGTAGGACAGTCCGGGACGTAAACGGGACTTCCCTTATCATCAACCTTGTGAATTGGGCACGACAGTTTTCGACGACGCGAGAACAGGTAACGATAGTCGGTTTCTTCATGTTGGGTAAGCTCATCCCAGGCGATATACTGGCACTCGATCCCCTGGTACCGGAGAACATTGGACGCTTCTCCGCGCTGCTCGCCCACATAGCCGAAGACCAGCTTGGAAGGATGCGATTCACGCCCCTTCTCGTCCAACGTCGGGAAATACCACGAGTGTTCCCCTCCGATCCATTTGGCATCTGTACTGGATAACCATTGGTGCGACCTGTCGATCAGGGCTCCGGGTTGTTTCAAGTCCGTCAGGGTTTTGCGGAAAATAATCGCGGCGTAACCGGGGATATCCACATTCTGCAAAGCGCCCATCAGAAGTGCATCACTCTTACCGCCACCGGCAGCACCGCCGAATAATGCCTCACCGTGAGGTAGCAGCAGGAATGCCAACTGCTTCACGGTGGGTTCGTGCGGTATGTAAGTGTTCCACTTGATTCCGACGGGCTGCATGGTTATTTCCCGTCTTCCACGGCAACCGTCATACCGGTGGATTTGATATCTCCGTCAAACCCCCAGGGATGGTAGTTGTTGAAAGACGTTTCCCCGATGTGTACCAATCTGACATTCAAAGTAGCGGCGACGTTCGCACCCACCAGGGTACAACGACGGGAAAAGAACCAATCCTCCGGTTCCGTCCGGATGGTGAATGCTTTGTGGCTTATTCCATGCTGCTCGATTATCCCACGGTTCACGCCGATTTCGTCGTTGATGTTGAAATAGACCACCAGATTATCCTTCTGGTCGGTCATCAGGAACTTCCGTTGTCCGGCGAATTCGTGACCTTCCGGATAAGTAGCTTTCAAATTGACGATGAGGCAACCCGTGTTGACCAGCAGGGGGTATGACTTGGGGTCCAGCAGGTCAAACTGATTGCACAGGTCGATGGCGTCGAAAGTAGGGTAAGGCATGTTGAATGCCTCTTTCAACGTCAACCGCCGTTCCAGGGAGAATTGACCTTCCGGACTTCCGATAGCGGTGGACGTGACTCCCGTGGGACCTTT